CTGAGGTGTAATAATCTTGACTGGTTTACCGTCTATTACTTCGTATCTGTATGATGCTTCTTGTTCTATAAAAGACATATTAATCCCTATTTATCTCTAGTATTGATGCAATAACGTGTAATTCGTTTGCATCAGCTGCTTGTGCCTTTAATACCTCATTTTCTTCTAAAATTAAAGGATGAGTTAACAGCTCTGTTGTTGCTTTTGAGCCTATTGCTTTATCTTTGAATAGGTTAAATATTGCAGATGCAGCATTTGTTACAGTGAAAGTTATCGTGGTCCCTGATCCGGCGTCCTCGGATACTAGAATACTTTTAATTATAGCTCTAGAATCAGATGGTGCTGTATATATCGTAGTGTTATCTGTGGTAGTTAAATCTACCTTTGCATTTTTATATATATTAGCCATTTACAAACCAAGAAAATCTTTCTTGCTCCTGTTTTAATTCGTCTAAAAATGTAGAGTTTAACTGATCTTTTAAAAGAGTTAAAGCTCTGTTTATTTGTTTTTGGTTAGATATATCATACTCTTCTTTTGGTTCTGGTATTCTTACGTTTATCTTAGCCATTATCTTCTACCATCTGGTTGTAGATCTAATCGTAAAGTTCCAAATCTCCACTCTTCACCATTAGAATCATTTTCTATCTTAACATTAACAAATCGTCCTCTCGCTCTTGTATCTTTTTTAGTTGTGCTTGAATTAATTGTAAAAGGACTTAATGTTGTTGTGCTATCAGATTGTTGTGGGTATCTTTTGATAGCCAAACTAACTTTAGCATTTCCTGCTAATGTTTTAAAATCAGGTACAAATCTTCTCATTGCAAGAAATACCTCACCAGCAACTTTTGGTCCTGATACTCTACCTTGTGCATTTCTTTGTCTTTGCTCCAAATCTATATCGTAAGATTTTATAAAAGAAGAAACTGTGGTTGTACTACCATCTTCGTTAACTTGATCAGTTCCGATTTCGTGTTCAAAATATTTAGTGCCTCCTAATCCATTTTCACCTACTACATCTGGAAAAGTTCCAAAGTCCGTGCTGTCATATTTAGTTGCGTATGGTCTAGGGTAGATAGTTGCATCCATCCAACTTGTTCTTGCTTCTGTTCCTGTATACCAGCATTTTTCACCATAATTTAAAACGACATATTTATCGTTAAAGTCAGAGTTATTTGATGGATAGTACCAAGTAACTTCAGTAAATAAATTATTTAAACCTGCAGCAACCTGTTGTCCTTTTGTAGTGTTAAAATTATTAAATACAAAATCTTCTACAGTGCATGGTAATGATTTGACTGTACCATCAAACATAAAGAAACCATTGTTACTTAACCAAAAAGCGGCACCGTCTATCTCTACAACTGCATTCTTACCAATCAATCCACAGTTTGTACCTACCTGTTCAAATCCAAACGTAAACGGTGCACCTACAAACTTCATGGTATACAAAGCATTGTCAGTCCATATCAAGATAACTTCTTTTGCTTTTATAGCTCCAATGATTTTTGTACCATCTTGTAATCTAAAATCACCTGCTGTGTTAATAGCTGTTGCTGCATAATCATTTATATCTTCTTGATCAGAGAATCTTATAAACATATCATCTTGTGTTGTTGTATCTCCAATAGTTGTTTCTGTGCCTAAATGAATTAAGTGACGTGTTGTTGGTGACACCAACGTTACTCTTGATGCAGTTGGATTACTACCGGTTGCAAAACCAGATGTTGTTGTAGATGCTCTTGTAGTTAATGGTGTTGCAGCTCCTGCGTTCCATGTAAATGTTTTACCATTTGCAATTGTTGCAATTAATACTTGACCAAAATTATCTAAACTCCACAGACCAGGTTCTAGAACTACAGACGATGCACTTACAGCACTACCAAATCCAGAAAAGTTTGTAGCGTTTGTTACAGTGCTTCCATCACTGTGTGCTTGTCCGTTTGATGTTCCAGCAGTTGCTGTTCCATTTGCACCTCTGGTGATACCAGTTAAATCGTTTGAACTTATTCCTGTGTATGTAATTAATTCGTTACCGACAGCGATTGTTCCAGCAGTTGGAAAACCAGATGTTGATGTTAAAGTTATTGCTGTACCAGATCCACCTGTACCAGCAGTGTCAGCAAGTAAAGCTCCATTTAAAGTTGTTGTAGTAACACCTGATACAGTTCCACCATAATTACCTATACCAAAACCATAACCATAAGATTGTGCAGCAGGACCTACTTTTTCATATGGTATAACACTACAAGATCCACCTGAACCTGAACTTGATGTTTGTTGTGTCCCTGTTACAATTGCAATCTTTGAAGATGTAACTCTTGTGACTTGAAATAGTTTATCTTCAAATGCAGCGTTAGTTAAACCTACTCCTGTTGGTACAGTTACATTATCTAATAATATTATATCTCCAGACTCTAAATTGTGGTCTGATGTAAAAGTAAGACTAACTTCAAAAGTTGCATCTAAACAAGATATAGCTACAGAACCTATTGTAGATTTTATAGGTGTAATGTCATGAAGTTGTCCTTCAAAATATAAAAGTAAAAACTTATCTGTTCCAAGAGCCACGTACCGGTTACCATCTAGATCTACAAAAGAGTGTTGTTTTCTAACTACACCTACAATTCTATCTGATACCAATGAAGACCAACCACCAACCTTTTCAGGTAAGCCATATCTAAATCTTACGTTGTCAGAATCAATCCACCTATTCTCTGCTCCTGCAGTCGTAGATTGCTTGTCAATTCCTGGTAGAAATTTGTATTCGATTAGAGCCATGGTCCGTGCTCCTTATGCCGTGTTTGTTTTGTAAGCCCAGCCTCTTGTTGCATCTACATACACTAATGTAAAAGCTTGACCATTAGTATTTAATGTTAAGTTTGATGTACCTGTATTTATTGGTTGACTGTTTCTATTAACAATTAAGTTGTTAGAATTAAATGTGCCTCTTGCATCAATAAACGTTACTTCTGATCCAACTGCAGGTGTTGCAGGTAAAGTTACTGTGATAGGGTTAGCTGTTGTATTTGCAAATATTTGATCACCATCC